TCATAGGTACGGTGTGGCCAGCCAGATGATCTTGTTGCGCAGGCGTTTGGCGAACGGCGCTTGCGTCAAATCTTCCAGCGCCACGCGTTTGGCCTGACCGATCAGCCCGTCGACCCGGTCGCCGATCCAGCGGGCGACGGTGGGGTCGTAGATCTCGGTGTCCAGCTCGAAATTCAGCCGCAGGCTGCGAGGGTCCAGGTTGGACGAGCCCACATACGCCCAGGCGTCATCCACCGTCATCAGCTTGGAATGGTCGAACGCGCCGTGCGCGCGCCAGACCCGGCAACCCGTGCGCACCACCTGGTCCAGCTGCGCCGACATGGCGTAGTCCACCAGGCGCAGGTTGTTCTTGCCGGGAATCACGATGTCCACATGGATGCCGCGCCGCGCGGCGGTCGCCAACGCCCCGATCAGCGTCTGGTCGGGCAGGAAGTAGGGCGACTGGATGCGCACATGGCGTTGCGCCACCGCCAGCGCACCCAGCAGCATATTGTGCGAACTGCCCAGTGCCCGGTCGGGGCCGGACGGCACGCAGCGCATCGGCACGTTGCCGCTAGGCGGCAGGGCCTGCGGGTCGAACCACGGCCTGGCGGGCAGCGATTCGTGCGTGGTGAAGTTCCAGTCGTGCGCGAACACCGACATCAGCTGCGTCACGATCGGCCCTTCCACGCGGAAGTGCGTGTCGTGGTTGGTGGCGTCGCCCGCCAGCGCGCTGACGAACGCCGCGCGCACGTTCATGCCGCCGGTGAACCCCACGCGCCCGTCGATCACCAGCACCTTGCGGTGGCTGCGCAGGTTGGCGTAGGGCATGCGCAGCACGCCCATCGGATTCGTCATGAAACGCGCGACCGTCACGCCGCCGCGCGCCAGCAGGCGCACGATGGGCGGGCGCGAGTACTTGGAGCCGATGGCGTCGATCAGCACCCGCACCTCGACGCCCCGCGCTTGCGCCTCGATCAGCGCCTGGGCCAGCTCGCGCCCGATCGGATCGTTGTCGAAGATATAGCTTTGCATCGCGATCGCATGACGCGCGCCACGGATGGCCTGCAGCATGGCCGGATACGTCTCGTCGCCGCCGGCCAGCGGCTGCACGGCGTTGCCGCCCAGCAGCCGGAACCGGCTGACGCGGTCGCCCAGCACCTTCAGCGACGCGAACTGCGGCCCCGAAATCGGCGCCACGTCTACGGGCAAGGTCTCGACCTGCTCGGCATCGACCACCATCGCCTCGTCGCGCTGCTGCGACAGCCGCGTCTTGCGGATGCGGTTGATCCCCGCCACGAAATAGAACAGGGCCCCGAACAGTGGCGAGAACAACGCCACCCCCACCCAGCCGATGGCCGCCCGCACATCTTGTTTGGTCATCGCGGCATGCACCGCCGCGCCAGTCCCGGCCACGATGCTGATGGCAAAAACCAGATGAGGCCAGTAATCGATCAAAACTGCGTGTATGCGATCCATATCGATGGCGTAAGAGACGACCTCCAAGGGGAACCAAGCGGAAGGATAGCAAGCTGGGAAACTCAGGCAAGCAAAATTGGGGGCAGGGCGTTTGACGGGCCAAAAAAATGTGCTATAGTTCGGCCTCTTCGTTGTTGAGCTTCTTTCTGAAGCGCGGCGGCGGAAGAAAAAGCACTACGAAAGTAGCGCCAAAGCAGTACCAGAGGTGGCTGTAGCTCAGTTGGTAGAGTCCTGGATTGTGATTCCAGTTGTCGTGGGTTCGAGCCCCATCAGCCACCCCAAGAATTTGTTGGAAGAAAGCCGCCTAGAGCGGCTTTTTTCTTTTGCGCGCAAGAAAAATTCTAATAATTCCTTGCCAGCGCTGATTCGGTGGATCGCGGGTGTGGCGCGCTCCGGTCCCCTTCTTTGCGATCAAGCCCGCAGGACCACTTCGCTATCCAAGAAACGACCCAATCGTTCGGATGCTCGCAAGGTGGCGAAAAAGGCGTACTCGTACACGTTCCGCGCCCATACCCGAAGGCCGCGACATTCCGGGTTCGTGCCATGGCATCTACAGCAGCCGCTCATCCACGCCATTACGCAGATCATAAGGCGACCACAAGATCCGCCCGACAATGCGCACCTCGCATCCGTCTTCCTTTTCAAGCGGAAAGGGCGCATAAGCGGGATTCAGCGATTTGGCCAGCCAAGCGCCTTCGCGTTCGCGCGAGATGCACTTCACGATCATCTTGCCGCCGTGGTTGATGGCGTACACCGTGCGCGGGTCGATCTCGCGCGGGTCGGTGACGGGGTCTTCGAAGAACAGCATGGGGCCGCCGTTGCGGATGACGGGTTCCATGCTGTCGCCCTGCGCGTAAACGATCTTCATGCGGCTGATCGGCAGCTTGAATGATTCCAGGAACGAGCGGCGCAAGAGGATCTCGCCGATCTCGGTCTCGTGGTAGTTCTCGATGCCCAGCCGGCCGGCGGCCAGGCGCACATCCAGTTCAGGGATGGGCATGAATTCCTGGTCGTTGGCGGAGTAGCCGGCGTTGGACACATGGCCGACATTGGCCGCCGTGCTGATGCGCAAGGCCTGGGCGCGATCGGCCTGATGGGTGGTGAGTCCATCAGGATCCCACGGGGCAGCAGCGACCGGCGCCATCGGGAATTCGTCCACGGCCGCGTCGATGTTCATGAGGGCGCCGCGCCTGGCTTGTTGGGCCTTGGACTGCGCGGACGGTCCCTTGGCTTTTACGCCCATCTGGCCCAGCGCCAACAGCAATGCGCCCTCCAGGCGCTTGAGCTGGTCGTCGGCCAGGCCTCTTACCAGTGATGCGGGCACGGAAGGAAAAGGCCATGCGACGTCTGCGGCCGGCGGGGGAAGGGGGGCGGCCGTCGATAGCGACGCTGCCTTTTTGGCTTCGACGGCCAGTCGCGGGCTGATCGCGGCGAGGGTGCAGCCGAAGCCTTCGGCATAAGCCATCGCGGCCTCGAGGCCAATAGGGCGACGGCCAGTAATGTGCTGATAAATCATCGCCTGGCCGCCCTTGACCTCGTGGTCGCGAGCGAACGCCGCGCGGTTCACGCCTTCAAAGCGTGCGCGCAGGGCGGCGGCTTCCTCTTCGATCGTCCACATTTTCATATAGCAATGCTATTCAAATAAAACTATAGCATGGCTTGCTTATAAACTGTAGCATCGCTATAGTTTTGTTAATGAAGCTACACGATTACTTCGACCGGGATGGAGCGCTTACCGCTGCGGCGCTCGCCCGACGCGTGGGGGTTTCCCCCGCGCTTATCTACCAATGGCGCACGGGCCGCAGGCCCGTTCCGGTCCAGCACTGCGTGCCCATCGAGCACGCCACCAGCGGCGCGGTAACCCGGCGCGACCTGCGTCCCGCCGATTGCAATCGAATCTGGCCCGAGCTGGCCGAAGGGGCGAAAGCGGAATGAATTACTACCCCCATCACATCGGCGATTTCAATAGCGCCACGCGGCACCTCACGCGCATTGAACGCAGCGTGTACCGCGATCTGATCGAACTCTACTACGACACCGAAGCGCCCTTGGCCCTGGATGTCGACAAGCTATGCCGCCTGCTGATCGCCCGCTCAGAAGAAGAGCAAGCCGCCGTCACCCAGGTGTTGAACGAGTTTTTTGTTCAAGCCACGGAAGGCTGGACGCACGCGCGCTGCGACGCCGAGATTGCCAGGTATCACGGCAACAAAGAAGCGAAGTCTGCGGCCGGCAAAGCCAGCGCGGCCAAGCGTGCGCAGAAGGCGCTGCGGCCTGACGCGGCATCGGCAGGCGAGCAACCGCCGTTGAACGGATGTGCAACTAACCAGGAACCAGAACCAGGAACCAAGAGCCAGGAAGAAGCTTCAACCCCCGGGCGCAAGCGAGTCGCCAGTTGCGATGTTTCTTTGATCGAATTGCCCGAATGGCTGGACCGGGAAGACTGGGTCAGCTGGGTAGCGGATCGCAAGGCCCGCAAAAAGCCCGTCACCGAAGAGGGCGCGCGGCGTCAGCTGCAGCAGCTTGCTGGTTACCTGGCCGAGGGATTTCCGGCGCGCGCCGTCATCGCCAACAGCATTGCCAGTGGCTATCAAGGTTTGTTCCCGCCAAGGGCGGCATCAAGGTCCGCTCCGGTCAGCCGGGCGCGGCAGCGGGCGGACTGGTCGTCGGAATTGCGCGATGTGTTGGCCGAAGGGCGGGCGCCGCGTGAAATCGACATGGGGGTGATTGATGCCGGTCACTAACGCTTCGATCGGGCTGGGAGCGCTGGTCGTCAACGAGATGCACTTGCTCTACGGCGCAAAGTTTGCCCAGCAGTGGGAGGGCCTGACCCCGCGTGAATTGAAAGATTCGTGGAACCAGAAACTGGCTGGCTTGGATGAGTCCCAGGTGCGCCGCGGATTGCACGCCTGCCTGGCTCGCGAATGGCCGCCGACGCTGCCAGAGTTTCTGAAGCTGTGCTGCCCCTGGCTCACGCCCGAAGTGGCGTATCACGAAGCCGTGCGTGGCATGTCAGCCCGCCGGCGCGGCGAACTGGGCGTGTGGTCGCATCCCGCAGTGTATTGGGCGGCGGTGGGCGTCAGCACGGTGGATCTCTTGAACAGCAACTACGGGTCGATCAAGAGCCGGTGGGAAAGAACGCTGGCCGAAGAACTCAGCAAAAGCACATGGCCCGATATTCCGCAACAGCGTGCGGCGCTGCCAGCGCCAGGCCAGAGCTTGGCGTCTCCTGCGCAGGTCGAGGCTGCCCTGAAAAAGATGAGCGCGGCAAAGCGACGGGATGGCGATAGCCCGCCGCACCGTCGTTGGATCGCCAAATGGGAAGCGCGCATCGCGCAAGGGGGGCATCCCACGCAAGCCATCGCACAGATGCTGACCCACGCGCAATGTGAATTCGACATGGCTACGCAAATATCGGCCGTCATCCGGCCTGGGGAGGGCAGGTAATGGAACAACGACGGGAAACCCTGTGCCGCTGGGAAATGGGCGATCCGATGAAAGTGCTGATGAGCCGGCAACAAACGGCGATCAATCGGTCATGCGCGGGCTGCGCAAACGCTCGTGCGGTGCAGACGCCCTTTGGCGATACGGTTCTGCGCTGTCTTAAGGGCAAGCCCTATGGGAAAAAATGCAACAAGTATGAGGTGTCGAATGGATGAAGGTTTGCCCCGTTGGGTGGAAGACGAAATACGCAATTGGGCGCGCTCGCAATGGGAAGGCGATTGGCCCGGCCCGCGTCGTATGCTGGAGGACGAACCCGACGTATGCGCGTTCCCGCCGCTGCCCGGTCACCAGGACGACGATGAGCCCATCCAGATTCCGGTCAATCACGAGCGCGCAAGCAAAGTTGACGGGCTGTACCAGGCGTTGCCTTTGGCCGAGCGGCGCGTGGTCCAGGCGGAATACACACGCCGTGCAGATTACGGCGACCTGCCAGCGCATCTGCGCCAGGACAAGGCAAGCCGTGTCATCGGCATCACATTGCCTTACTACAAGGTGGCGCTTGGCAGTTTCAAGCAACGGGTCTGGAGGGCTTTCAAATGAAGTATGCGCACGAGGTCATTGATCTGCTGGCGGCGTATCCGGGGCGCGAATTCAAGATGCGCGAAATCTTGCGTCATGTCAGCCGCGGCATTCCGCTGGCGCCCGCGTCTCATGAGGCCATGCGCCGCGGCGCCCGCCGGGTGCTGGATCATTTGCTGGATGCGGGCCACGTGCAACGCTGCGGCGGCAACACCAAGTCGGCTACCTATGCGTGGTCCGAATTGGGACATGTACTTGCCGAAAATCGTCCACATTTGGGACCGGATTTGAGACAATGACGGCGGGCCATTGCGCCCACACGAAATGCAGCCCGCCAACCACAAGGTTCGCGGGCTTTGTTTTTTTCGGGGCTGTAAAAGGCCTATTGATGCAACCCATTCACTGGGACGCCATGACGCCAGAAGACGCTATTTTTGAATTGGTGAGGGCCGCGGCAGATGGCATGCCTGTCGTGTCTGCCGAAGGAATCGAACCGGCCCCGCAGCCGCCTTATGTCACGTTGGTCGTGCGGTGGATAGACGCCGGGCCCGCCGAAGAAGGTCAAGTCGATGCGGACGGCAACCTGGCCATGCTGGAGCATCGCGATGCCACCGTTGAACTGAAGAGTTTCGGTGTTGCGGCGTTCAGCGCGCTGGATAAGCTGGGCCTGACTCTGCAGCATCCGGTATTTGAAGAGCGCGCCGAAGCGTTGGGTCTGGCGCTCTTCGAGACGGGGCGCCTGCAGAATGTTCCGCCCGAGCAGGGCACGGCATTCGACGTGCGGCGCGGCGCCTTGGAGCTGGGCATCCGCTATTCGCAAACCTATACCGCTTTCGTCGGCACGATTCAGACCGTGACCGGCGTGGCCACCACGACTGGCGGAACCACTGCCGCCATCGACACCCCTTTCACCGTGAAGATACCCACGGCGCCGTAGCGTCATGGATCTTCCTAACTGTCCTGCCGCCTTATGGCGGCTTTTTTATTGGAGCCGCAAATGGCAAAAATCGACCGGATCGTCAATGTGGCGATCTCGCTGAACACCACGGCGATCAAGGAACAGAACTTCTCTGACATCCTGATCCTTGGCGCACACGCGCTGGCCGTCAATCGCATTCTGGCCGTGACCGAGCCCGGCGAGTTGCTGGACATGGGTATCGCTCAGACCGACCCGCTGTACGTCGCCGTGCGCGATGCGTTCAAGCAGATCCCGACGGTTGCTCGTGTTTTTGTTGGCCGCCGCCACGTGGATGCCTCGACGTTTACCGTGATGCGCGCTGCCGCCACGGATTACACCGTGACCTTGTCGTGGCGTGATGGCGCCGGACTGGTCCAAAAGGCCGACGCGACGGCTAAGGGCGTTGCCAACAGCACGCCGGAGACGATCGCTACCGCCTTGGTCGCTGCCATTGCCGCGACCGACGCACCCGTGACCGCTGCCGCTGTTGGCGCCGAAGTGTCGGTGACTGCAGAGCAAACCGGTAATGCGGTAGCGATCGCCATCAAGGGCAATCTGCAGCTGTCGGCGCCCGTCAGCACCGAAACCCCCTCGGCCGCGCTGAATGCATGCCTGCGTGAAAACGGCGACTGGTACGGCGTGGCCTTGGCCAGCCGTGTTGAAGCCGACGTGCTGGATGCCGCGGAATGGGTGGAATCCAATGAGCGCCTGTTTGGTGTGTCGTCCGACCAGGCCGGCATCATCGATGCCGCCGTGTCCAGCGACATTGCGTCCAAGTGCCAGCAAAAACAATACTTTCGCACGCATGTCTGGTATCACGGCCAGGCCCAAAAAGAAGCGCTGGAAGCTGCTGTCAGCGCCAACCGTTTTACGTTCTATCCGGGCGGCGAAACCTGGGCCAATACGCGCTTGTCCGGCGTGACGTACGACAGCCTGAGCGAAGGCCAGGCGTTGGCTGCGCATGCAAAGAACGCAAACACGTTCGAGCAGATGCGCAACTTTGCCGTGACGCAAAACGGCAAGGTCGCCGCTGGCGAATGGATCGACGTGATCCGTGGCCGCGATTGGCTGTCCGAGCAGGTGAAGATCAACGTCGCATCGCAACTGATCAATGCGAACGGCAAGGTGCCGTACACCGACGTGGGCATTCAGATTCTGGTCAATGGCATTCGCCAGGCACTGCTGCTTGGTCAAAGCCGTGGCCTGATCGCGCCCGACGAGATCGACGACGCGGGCCGCACGATTCCCGGCTTTGTGATCACCGTGCCGCGCGCTGCTGGCATCTCCACGAACGACAAGGCCAACCGCATTCTGCGTGACCTGAAGTTCAGCGCCCGTCTGGCGGGCGCCATCCATGTTGCCGAGATCAAAGGCAACCTCACCTACCAACAACTGTAATCGGGGTATTTCCATGTCCGTCAAAACTTACGCACCGAACCAGGTGAAGATCGTGGTGGGCGCGCTGCCCATCTCCGGCTTGGCTGAAGACAACTTCGTGACCGTCACTGAACTGGGCGATGGCATTGCGTCCGTCGTCGGTATCGACGGCGAGGTGTCGCGCGCCATGTCGCGCAATTCGCGCCTGAGCATCAAGCTCACGCTGATGCAGACCAGCGCCAGCAATGCGGCCTTGTCGGCGCTGCATCAGGCCGACAAGGCCACCGAGGGCAATGGCGCCTTCCCGATTTCGATTACCGATCTGCGCGGCTTGTCTCTGCATGCGTCGGATTCGGCATGGATCGTGAAGATGCCGGATGCCGGCTACGGCGCCAAGGTCGGCTCCCGCGAATGGACGATCGAAACCGGCCAGGCCATCAACGTAGTCGGAGGTAACGCCTGATGGCCGCGATCAAGGAAGTGGTCATCGGTACGACGATCTTCCGCATTTCCCGCTTTGATCCGTTCCGCCAGCTCAAGCTGCTGGGCGATCTGCAAAAGGAAGTGCTGCCGGCGGCCGGTTCGATGCTGACTACCGTGTTTGGCAGCGATAACCCCACGCAGGAACGTGATGAAAGCGCCATGCTGAACGCCTTTCGTGAGCTGTCGGCCAAGCTGGGCGGCGACGCGCTGGGCGGCTGGGCCGAGCGCCTGATCGACTCGGAACTGATCAGCTTTGAGCTGGTGGGGCGCGAGCCCCAGAAGCTGACCGCCGCGCATCGTGGTTTGGCGTTTACCGATTACGCCGAAATCCTGGAACTGCTGTTTCACATTCTTGAGCACAACTTCGCCGGCCCTTTGGCGCGTTGGGTCGGCCGCTTTGGTCCGGCCCGCGAGAAGCTGGCGAGTCTGTCGGGCAGTTCGACGCAGGCTTCGAGCGAGAGTTGATCATTTGGCGGCCCATCCTGGCCCGCCATGTCAGTTTGGACGCCGTCAAACGCGGTGACGTCGACCTCCTGGACATCCTGAAGCTGAACGCTCTGATGGATGCCCAGGAGGCGGCGCAAGCCGCGTCAGAACGGAAGGCGAGGTAACGATGACCGTTGTAAGGGAAGTAGTGGCTGTCCTGAGCTACCAGGTGGACGAAACCGGAATCAGGCGATACCGGCAAGGGTTCAAGGACGCCATGTCGAAGATGGCGGCCGACTCGGCGGGCGCCATTCAGGCGATGCGTGATGTCGCAAGCAGCATGATCGGGGCCCAGGCAGGTCTGAACGACCTGATCCAGCTGCAGAAGAAGGCGGCAGGACCAACAGGCATTCTGACAAAAGCCGTTGCCAATTTGCGTGGCGCTTCGGGTTCGTTGGTGGGGTTTGGTTCGGTTCGGCAGATCTTGGGCGATATCGATGCCTGGGTGCAGGTGGAAGACGCCATGCGCCGGGCAACGAGTTCAACCCAGGAGTACACCGAGGCCGACCGCGAGTTGGCCAAGATGTCGCGAACGACGCGTACAGCCTATGCCGACAATGCCGATACGTTTATGCGCATGCAGCGCAGCATGGCGGGCCAGGGCAAGTCCACGCAGGACACCTTGGATGTCACGCAGCTTGTGGCGCTGGGCTCGGCCTTGTCTGGCAGCAAAGGCGGTGATCGAGGCGCCATCATGGAGTCGATGCTCAAGGCCGTCGAGCAGGGCGGGTTTGGCGCGGAGCAGTTCGCTGCGTTGCCCAAGCGTCTGCAAGACGCCATGGCCAAGGGAATGGGCACCACGCTGCAAGGTCTGACAGCCCAGGCCCAAGGCGGCATGCTCAGCACCGACCGCGCACTGCCGGCTTTGCAGTCACAGTTGCCTGCGCTGCAAGCAGAGGCAGGCGCCAAGCCGGCAAGTCTTGCCGGTTCGGTGACGGTGTTGAACGACGCTTGGCAACGGTTCTTTGGGACCATGATTGGCGGCCGCTCCACGTTGCAGATCGTGACGGGGGCCGTTGAACTGCTGGCGGACAACCTGGGCTTTGTGATCAGGATGCTCGCGCTGGCCGGGGCATCGTTTGGCCTGGTGATGTTGAACCAGTGGCTGGCTGCGGCGTCGCGTCAGTCGGGCGGTTTGCTCCGAGCGCTACGTGACGCGACGGGCGCTGCCTTTGGTTTGAATACCGCGATGTCTGCCGGCTCCGGGCCTGCGGGCGCGGCGCAGACGTTCTCGGGTTTGAGCCGTTCGCTCGGGCCGATGCTGCGCATGGCTGCGGTTCTGACCACGATCTATCTGATCGGCGAAGACATCTCCAACTGGCTGAATGGTAGCGAATCCGTGCTGGGCAGCATGGTCGGAGGCGTGGAGAACTGGCAGGACGAAATTGCGGCTGTTTCCACGGTCCTGGCTTTTGTGAGGGACTTGCTGGGCAGCGCAGGCCTGGCAGTGGGCGAATGGGCGAAGCAGCTCGCCATGGTCTCGGCGGTAGCCTATGGTTTGTGGCGCATTCTTTCGCCCATCGGCCCACTGTTCATGTTCTTGGCTCGGACGGCTGTGCCTATGTTGTGGCGGGCAGTGACCATGAACCCGCTAGGCCGGATTCTTATGCTGTTCGCCATGCTGGCCCTCGCTGTATGGCAAATCTACGAAAACTGGAATGTGATCAGCGCAGCGATAGTGGCTGTGTGGAGTTCCGTCACGGGATATCTGAAAGCAGCGTGGGATTCCGTCACGTCGTATCTGTTGGCGGCTTGGGATACGGTTACGGCCTATATCTCGCTGGCGTGGAACACGCTGATGGGATTGGCCCAGAGCTATTTTCTGGACCCCTTGATGGCGTGGTTTTCGGCGCTGTGGGCGTTCTGGAGCGGTCTGGTCAACGCCGTGGTGGCTGCATTCACAGGCGACTGGGATGCCGCGATCGCTCACCTGGTCGGCGCGTTTACCGGCTTGTGGACCTTCTTTGCCAACATCGGCAGTGGAATCCTGAACGTGATCCGCGCGATTGGCGACGCCATCCAGACCTGGGTCATGGACAAGTTCAAGTCGGCGGTCAGCTGGTTCAAGAGTTTGCTGCCTGGCCAGATGCTGTCAGATGAGCAGAAGGGCGCTATGACGGATTCAGCCAAGGCGCTGGCCGCACAACCGCAAGTGCAGGCATTTGCGGCGGGAAATGCCGTTCCGGGTGTGTCTCCAGGCTCGGCGCTGCGAGGCGGTTTCGGCAAGATGAACCAAGCGGTCAATGTGCAAAACAGCTTCACAGTCAACGCGACCGGTTTGGATCCTGTGGCTGTCGGCTCAGAAGTCAGGAAGGCCGGGGAAGGCTTCAACTTTGACAGCAGGGAAATTATTACTCGGTCTCTATTCGTGCCGAGAAGCGTCGAGGCCTCGAGCTAGGAGAAACCATGAGCTTTGTATCCATGATTTTTGGCTGGAACGGGGGCAGCAGGATCGGCACCGTTCCGCTTGATGCCCTCTTAAGCGAGAAAACCTCGCTTAGCAGCCAGGCGACGTCGTATGCCGTTGAGGAAGGTTCGCCCGTGTCCGACCACGTCGTGCAGGAATCCGAAAAACTCTCGCTGGACGGTTGGGTGACGGCGGCGGAAGTTGCCCTGATGGGTTCGGCCAATCGGGGCGTAAATGGCGTCAGCTCAGGCGGCGCGGGCCGCTCCAAATTGATCAGCGCCAAAGCGGCTTTGCGTGAGATTCACGCGAACCGTTTGCCCATCACGATTTCGACTGGCTTGGACCAATACGTGGACTTCGTCATGGAGTCCTGCGAAATCGGACGCAGCAATTCCGGTGGCGAACGTTTCGAAATCTCCGCCAGCTTCAAGAAGATCCGAAAGGTGGCGCTGCGTCATGTGGATATTCCACCCGAGCAGACCTCGGGCAGCGCTACCGGCAAAGCGGGTGCCACCAAAACCAATGCGGGCAAGGTTTCCAAGCCTTTTGAGACGCCCACCGCAATAGCATGACGTCTGCCAAATTTCCAGGAAGGTCCCATGTTTGAGATTCCAATTCTGGACGCCAACGACAGTCTCACCGAGGTGGAGCTGGACGGCGTCACTTATTTCTTGCGGCTGTCCTGGAACAGCGAGGCCGAACAGTGGGTCTTGTCGATCGAGAATGCCTACAACGAGCTGATCGTGGCAGGCATTGCCGTCGTGCCCGATACGCCGCTGCTGGGCGGCTTCCGGCACCTGGCGGTGCCGGCCGGCGAACTGGTGGCTCGCGCCCCGGACCGCCGTGACGCCATCAGCCGGAAAGCGCTGCCCAGCGGCGTGGTGCCGCTGATGTACATCGAGGTGGATGAGGTGGCAGATGGCCAGATTTAATCGGGTCTACCGGCTGTTGGTGGGCAAGGGTGGTGCCAAAGGCTTGGAGATCGTGCCGCCTATACGGCTGGTGTTCGAGGTCACCAAAGACGTCAACGAAGAGCCGAACGATCACAAGATCCGCCTTTACAACCTGGCGCCCGCAACGCGTAAAGCCTTGGAAGAACCGGGGCTGCGCTGTGTGCTGTACGCGGGATATGCCGAAGAGGGCGGGCCGATTTTGATGGCCTCGGGCAGTATCGTGTTTGCCTATTCAAAATTTGACCAACCCGACGTGGTCACTGAACTGATCGTCAAGGATGGTTATACCGAGGTGCGGGACACGGCCGTGTCTATCGGCTTGGGGCAGGGCGCTTTGGCAAGCTCCATCATTCGTGACATTGCCCGTCAAATGGGCTTGTCGCTAATGATGGCCGATGACGTGCCTGACCGCACCTGGGTCAACGGCTTTTCGTTCTATGGCGCGGCGCGTACGGCACTGCACAAGGTTACGCAAGGTACCGGCCTGGAATGGTCGATTCAGAATCAACAGTTGCAAGTGCTGCAACGTGGTGGCACCACGCGACGCCAGGCGGTGGTGTTGGCTGTCGATACCGGCTTGCTGGGTCATCCAGAGCGGGTAAGAGAAGCCGCGCAGGAGAAGGCGAAGCCGAAGGGCAAGCCGGCCAACGATGCCGCCAACCCGGTTAGCGCACATCAGGAGCGAGACGGCTGGAGTGTGAAATCCTTGCTGCTGCCGATGATCAACCCCGGCGATTTGGTCAAGCTGGAAAGCCGCACTGTTGAAGCCTTTCAGCGCGTCGAGAAAGTGCAACACAAGGGCGACAGTGAAACCGGCGATTGGCTGACCGAATTGAACCTGGTTGACCGGTACGCGCCGCCCAAGAAGAAGGATAAAAGATGAGCAACGCAATTAACGCGATCCGCTCGATTATTTCGACGGAGCTGGCCGACGTCTACACGACACTGCCGGGCGAAGTCGTGAGCTATGACGGCATGTTCGTGACTGCGCGTCCGGCGCTGGCCAAGCGTCTTGCCAACGGCGAGAACTTGCCTGCTCCCCAGATTGTTCGCGTGCCGGTGTGCTGGCCCGTGGGTGACGTGAATGGCGCTCAGGCCCTGATTTCGGTGCCGCTGAAAGCGGGCGACGCGATCAAGCTGTCGTTCTCGGCCCGCGCACTGGAAAACTGGCTGACGGGCGACAACGGGCCACCGGATGACCCGCGCCAGTTTGATCTGTCCGACGCCTTTGCCACGCCGTTGTTGAGGCCGGGTTCGTTGGCAGCCGATACCGACAACGTTTGCATTCAATATGGTCCCGGCACGCTTAAGTTGTCGCCCGCGGGCGAACTGACCTTTCAGGTCAAGAACTGGACCGTAGAGGCTGAGCAAGCCACCTTCAACACGCCTGTCACGATCAATGGGCCGCTTGTCTACACCCAAGGCATGGCGGGCGCGGGCGGCGCGGGCGGCGCATCCATGCGGATCCGAGGCGGTGTGGCCTATGAAGGCGGATCGATTACGCACAACGGCAAGAACATCGGCGACTCGCATCGCCACCCCTACGCCGGCGGCATTACGGAGGACCCTGTCTGATGGCTTTGGACCTAGCACTTTCCGCCGACCACGATCTGGATCTGGATCTGCTCGGGCGGACATCGTTTTTGGATGGCGCCGACCGGATCGCGCAACAGATCAAGGTGACATTGCTGGCCTTTATGGGCGAGTGGTTTCTGGACACGACCTTTGGTGTCCCGTACTTCGACGACATTCTTGTGAAGTCGCCTGACCGGGCCAGCATTGAAGCGATCTTGCGCGCCCGGATTCGAGCGGTGCCCGGTGTTGAGCGCGTGCGCCGCCTTGATCTTGAAATAGAACGCCAGCTGCGCGTTCTGCGCGTCAGTTTTGACGCGGATACGACCGCGGGACGACTCAATCGAGTCGTCGAACTGCGTAAGACTTAACCCCCACTTTTTTCGAGGTACCTATGGCCTACGGTGTCACACCGGACGGGTTCGTGCGTCCGCGCCTTCCCGAGATTCGACAGGAGATCGTGGCGGACTTGCGTGCGCGCATGCAATCGGCCGGCTTTAACGGGGCGGTAGAGACCCGCCCCGACAGCATCACCGGCTTGCTGATTGATACCTTCGCAGAGCGCGAAGCCACCTTGTGGGAGCAGGCTGAAGGCGTCTACTACGCCATGTATCCCGGCTCCGCCACGGGAGTGTCACTGGACCGCTCCGTGTCGTTTACGGGCGTGGCGCGCTACCAGGACGAGCCCTCCCGAGCCTATGTGGTGTTGTATGGCGACGCCGGAACCACTGTGCGGGCCGGCGCGCAAATCCGCCATCGCGTCAGCCAGAACCTGTGGGAACTGGCTGCGCCAACGCAGATTCTTGCCGGTGCGGCGGCCGATGTGACGCTTCAACCCGTTGTTGCGACGAACACCGAGTATCGCGTTTCGATCGATGGCCAGGCCTACGCTTACACAAGCGGCGCCACGACCAACCTGCCGCAGATTCTGGCGGGATTGGTCACGGCGTTGTCAGCCAGCGGCCTGGCGGTCTCCAGCGACGGCGCCGCCGTGCGGATTCATACCGATGGCCGCAGCGCGGCCGCGCTGGCCTGGTCTGCAGCGTTGAGCCTGGCCCGCTTGGGGTCACCTGCGCTGGTTCAGACCGCGCAGGCATCGACCGAGGGCGCTGCGGAAGGAGACCTGAACGGGATCGTCACGCAGGTGGATGGCTGGACCGCTGTCGACAACCTGCAGCCCGGCGTAGCGGGCAGGTTGGCCGAGAACGCCGCCGAACTCCGTGCGCGCTACCCCACCGGCCTGTTCCGTCTGGGCGCGGCAACACTGCCCAGCATCGCGCCGAACGTGCGCGACCGGGTGGCCGGTGTACGTACCGTCAAAGTGTTCATGAACAACACCGACGAGCCGGACGCGCTGGGCCGGCCTCCGCATAGTGTCCACGCAGTGGTTGACGGCGGCCTGGACGATGAAGTGGCCGACGCGCTGTTCGGGGTGGTCGCAGCCGGCATCGATACGCATGGCCAGCAATTGGTGGTGATCAAGGATGCGGATGGTGCAGATCAGCGTATCCGCTTCGACCGCCCGGAGCAGGTCTACGTTTGGGTGCGTTGCGTGACCACTTTGCTGCCGCCATCCGAGCAGGCGTTTCCGCCTGACGGTTTCCAGGAGATCGCGGACAACCTGGCCATAGTGGGCAAGGCCTTTGCCATCGGTGAAGACGTCATCCTGCAACGTCTGTACGGCGCGATTTACCGCAGTACGGGTCTGGCATCGGTGGACCTGACGCTGGCGTTTTCGCCAGACGCGGCTTTTGTGCCCGCGCCGTCGGATTACCGCGCCGCCAACGTGGCGATCCAGGATTTTCAGGTTGCTGCGTTTGATTTGTCGCGCATCGAGGTGACCTGATGGATCTGACTCAAGACCACGCACAAATGGCCTGGGGTCATTGGCTGGGCCAGTTCCAGACCAAGCGGCGGTTGGAAGCGCTGGTCAAGGCGCTGCTCAAGCCCGCCGACGGGCTGCAAGGAGCGCTGCGAGGGTTGTACGAAGACCGTTGGTTGGATACGGCGGTCGGCAAGCAGCTCGACGGCATCGGTGAAATCGTGGGCCTGCCGCGGGTGGTCGACGAAACGCTGTATGTGCGCTTCTTCGGCTTTCTGGATCAGCCCAACGCAGGCGGCTTTGGCGAGGCCCGCTTCCGGCGATCCCATGAACGCCCGGTTGCCGGATCCACCACCTTGCTTGATGCCGAGTACCGCAAGCTTCTGTACTGGAAGATCGCCCTGAACAACGGGCACGGCACCGCGCCGGAAATCGCGAGCTCCCTTAAACCGATTTTTGATGTGTCCCGCGTGATCGTGCAAAACGCGGGCAACGCAAAGATCCGCATCTGGGTCAGCCGGATTCCTGGTCCGAATGATCCCCTTATGGCCAACCCCTACAAGTGGGTCCCGCAAGCCGCCGGTATCGGCGTGCAACTCATCACCGGTTCGACGGAAAAGCCATTTGGCTTTCGCGAACAAGGTTTCCATGGTTTTGGCGTCGGCGTGCTGGCGCGAGGTATCTAAAAATGGCAGATCCCACTTTCTTCGATCTCTTCAAGTCGACCTGGGCGCAGAACGGCCTGACGGAAGGCATTACTGACCTGCAATACAAGACCGGCTGGTCCTATATCGGGTCCGTTCCGCCTTCGGTGGAACAGTTCAACAAGGTTCAACAGACCACCGACGAGCGCCTGAGCTGGCTATACAAGCAGCTTGACGGCCTGGCTGCGGTGACGGGTCGGCCGCTACAGGAAGGCGGGAGCGACGCACTAAGCCACGCGATCCAGAACCTGGATGCCGGCAATGTGAAAACCGGCACGCTGCCGGTGGCGCGGGGCGGGTCGGGTCTGGCGACCGTTCCGGCAGGGTCTTTTCTGACGGGCAATGGTACGGGCGCTTACGCCGCCCGAACGGCAGCCCAGGTATTGACGGACATTGGCGCTGCGCCTTTGCTGTCCGCCGCCTTGGCGGGTGCGCCCACTGCGCCTACGCCGCCCAGCGCAGATCGGAGCACTCGTCTGGCCACTACGGCCTTTGTGGCGGGGAATTTCCCCAGGATTTTCTCCATTACTGCGTTGCCCACGGAGGACATCGGTCCGATCATCGTGGCGGAATGCAGTGAGATCTGGATCTGGTCGGCATCCAGCTATTTCAACGGCTACCGCTCTCCTATCTGTGGTCGTCCGTTGGATGGCCATACCATCACTCCGCTGCCCAGCGAGATTGATGCCGTGGGAGGTGTCCTGCCGAAGGCGGCTTATGCGGGGTTGTGGGGCTATGCCCGGGAAAATAGTCTTGTCGTTAGCCAGGCGACATGGACAGCGAATCCTGGCGCGCACTACTTTGTGGACGTGGATGCCAATCAATTCCGGGTTCCTGATTTGCGCAACATGTTCCGCCGCTTTACGGGAACTGACGCTGACACTGCAAATGCAAGGGTGCTCGGCAGCCTGCAGAGGGATGCGATGCAGAATGGAACTGGCACCCTGCAGGGCCGGCCCATTCCATCCGCGTGGGGTGCAATAACCGCGGCATCCGGCGCGTTTTCCTTGACGTCTCGCGGTGGCGGCCCTGGAGCGTCCACATTGCTAACGTCAGATAACTCGCCGGCAAATGCGGACCTGGTCACGTTCGACCTTTCCAGGGTGGCCCGCACGTCGGGTGAAACCCGCCCGGCCAATGCCGCTTACTGCCCCCGCATCCATGCATAGGCGGCGCGCGAAACCGTTAGGTATGGATGCGGGGGTGGTAGGCAGTGTTTACGCCGCGGGTTTCGGAGCCGCCGTAGAAGGCCGTCAGGTGTCCGGAGAGTGAACCCTGTGGGCCGATCTGAGACGAGGTGGATCCCGATGCAAGCTGGCCACCGACGAAGTACATCCCATGCCGGTGCTCGCGCACCTGGTCTGCTTGGCGGTTCCCTAGCAATCTCGCATTTGCAGTGCAAATTTCATTTTTAGGAGAAAAATACATGCAGAAAACTGTATACCAAACCGATAGCAATGGTCTGTACCTCTACGAATCCGTGGCGAATGAGCTCTCTCTGTCACCCGGATCGTTCAATATTCCGTTTGGTGCTTATTTGGACGCGCCGCCGGTGGCCGAGGTCGGCAGTAGGCCTCGCCGCGAAGGCGATAAGTGGGGGCTGGTCGAGGACCATCGCGATACGTTTCTGTGGTTCGCGGAAACGGGCGAACAGTACACGCTGGGCAACGTGCATACCGTCGACGGCGTGGCCGTCAGCTATCCGGGCTGGGGGCCTCTTCCCGCTTGGCTCACTGATGTCCCGCCGCAGCAGTCGGCACAGGGCGCAGTTGCGGTGTCGTAGAAAACCGCGCTAAGCGGCAAGCGGCAGAGCGTCGAAATCCGCTTGGCGCTCCCTGCGCATTTCATCGAGTTGTCGCTTGCCGAGCGCACTGCGCGCAAGTTTTTGCGCAAGCTCGCGCCCGTGCGGGTGGTAGTACCGCAGCAGCATGCGCGTGTCGACGTTGCCGTTGACCTTGGCCAATTCGTGCATCTCGAACACCGTGGCGAGTTCCGAGGTGCCCTCGTGGCGTAAGTCATGAAAGCGCAGGTCGCGGAAGTAGGCCGCGTTGGGTCGGCGGCCAAGTTGCCGGCACATGCCCTCGTAGTGCTGTCGGGCTCGCCGCCTGGCGCGAATGAATGCGCGTGTGACCGATCCGGCCTGCATTGAGAAAATGCGACCCCGCATCGGCTTTCCCGTGAGCCAGCGTCTTAGTGTTTCACGCGCCCTTGGGGTCAAGGGCACATCGCGTGCGCGGCCATTCTTCGTGTGAGGTAAGTGAACGACCCCATGCATCATGTCCAAGTTCTCTCGGAGTATTCCCACGACTTCTGACCGCCGCATGCCTGTCTCTTTTGCCACGGTCAGGATGGTCGGAAGCTCGGGGGAGCGCGTGGCGCGGATGATCCAATCCAGCTCTTTGCGCGGACATTGGTCATCGGAGATCCCGCGCAGCGTAATGCGGTCAAACAGCCGTCTATCCCGGGCATCGTCGACCGCCGGCCGCCGAACCAGTTGCACGGGATTGGCCAGTTGGTCAAAGCCCCAGTCTTTCCGAATCACCGTGTACACGTGGGATAGGAACGCCATCCGTCTTACTACGGTGGCCGGCGCTTTTTCCTTGAGCCATTCATCGCGCAGTTCCATCAGATCAGAGCTGCGGATGCGGTCAACCGGCCGAATTGCCAACCGAGTGGCCCGCCAGATTCGTGCGATCGACACCTCGGACGTATGACCCTTTTTCGTCGATGACACCTCCACCAAATAGCGCGCAAGCGCTTCGGACAAGGTGGGCGTGGGCTTTCTGCGGGGCTGACGGCGGGACCAGGGTTTCATGGAAGCAAAAGCCCCAGGTTGTAACGCATATCCGCTTTTCTTATTTGAACAGGACGGCCCCGGGGGGCGCTTTCGTCCAAACGGCAGGCAATCATGCGAACCGTCTTCAGGAGCAGCACATCTATGGAACCAGGATCTACGGGGCTGGGAGGCCTCGCGGCCTTGAAAGTCGCAATGGCGTACGGTATTCCCGCAGCAGTGGCGGCCATGCTTGGCCTGTTGATCATGCCGCCGCACACCGTACGCGAGTTCACCGTTCGCACTGTGTCCACGGTTGCCTGTTCGTTCCTGTTTGGTCCAGCGCTTGCAAGCGCCGTGATTGCCTGGAAGCCGGGTTTGATGGATGCGATGACGTGGTTAGCCCGCAACGGCGCCGGCACGGACGATGCGTTGCTGGCTAAGTTCTATGTATTGGGGCCGAGCATGTTGCTTGCGGGGCTGCCGGCGTGGTGGGTGCTGGGCGCCTACATGCGGTGGATGGCCAGCATGCGGCAGAAGGGCGTGCTGCAGTGGGTGGCCGAGTTGCGCGACAAAGTGCTGGGCATGCACTCGGACGGGGGCGGTCATGGACCTTAATATCATCAACAAGACCGCCATCGGCCCCGCCTTGGCCTTGCTGCCAGCCAACATGGACTCGGTGGCGGCTCGCGTCATGTTGCTTGCTATCGGCCTGCAAGAAAGCCGTTTTTTACACCGCCGCCAGATCGGCGGACCCGCTCGTGGATTCTGGCAGTTTGAGCGCGGCGGCGGCGTGCGAGGCGTATTGACGCATCCGGCAAGCCGGGACCGGGCACGGCATGTATGCGATCTGCGGCAGGTGGAGGCCGCGGCCGCGTCCGTTTACAACGCATTGGAAACTGACGACGTGTTGGCCGCTGCGTTCGCCAGGTTGCTGCTCTGGACAGATTCCGCCCGCTTGCCCGCTGCAGGCGATGTGCAGGGCGCCTGGAATCTTTACACCCGGACTTGGCGTCCGGGCAAACCGCACCCGCGCACGTGGCCGGCGCTTTATGCCGAGGCCGCGGCCTCAGCGGGGGGCGGCTATGTGGGCGCGGCTTAA